AATGTGAAGTCGGACACGTTCAGCTCCAGGCTCTTGCCCTCGCTGCCGTCCTTTTTCTCATAGATCCGCACTTTGGCTGAGCCTGCGACGGTGACGCGGTCGCCCTTGTGCAGGTAGTTCATCACGGTGTCGGCACGCTTGCCCCACACAGAGCAATCGATCCAGGTGGTCTCGTCTTTGCCGGTGCGTGCAGCGAGGCTGAAGCTAGCAACTTGAGTGCTGCCGACTTCCTTGAGTTCAGGGTCACGGCCAAGGTTGCCGTGAGCGGTCATGTTGAGCATTACTTTCCGTTGAAGAACTTGGAGATGATGGTGCTGAGCGCCATGTTGATCACGCCGTGATGGCGTTGTTCTGCGTAATGGCGCAGCTGTTCGGCTAGCTGAGAGTCCAGCCGGACTTGAAAGTGATTAGAGCGGCGCTTGTCGTCCGCCACCGCTTGTTTGGTCTTTTCATCAGCCATTGCGCTTGAAGTAATCGTTGATCCAGGTTTGGTGTTTGACGGAGGTGATGGCCTCGGAGACTCTGCCGTTAGGAGGCAGAGGGAAGACAGCGGTGAATGCTTGCATGAAAGCCTGCAGTTTTTTGGACTCCATCTCTTCCAAGCCGCCCAGCAACAGATCTCGTTCGTCAGGCTTGATTGGCTGATCTTCTGCCTTGACGCCAGGCGCTGCAGGCGACGGCTCAGGCGTCATAGATCTTGCCTTTTCAGGCTTTTTCATAGATCTTGCAGGCTTGGGCTCCTCCTCGCGGTGCGGGTTCTCAACCTCCTCCCGTGCCCACAACTGCCATGCCAGGCCAAACGCGGCGGCAGAAGCGGTGCAGAGGCAGCGCCGATGTGAGTCCGTCAGGTCACGGGCGCTGATCTTGTCAAAGGCAACCGCGTTGTTTCGGTTGTCCATGATCGCCTGCGGGAAATGCGGCGTTGTCTTGCCTTCGCTGCTGATGAAGTA